ACCAAAACACGGGAGACCAAAACACGGGAGAATATAACACAGGAGACCAAAACACGGGAGACCAAAACACGGGAGAACGAAATACGGGAAACCGTAATACGGGAGACTGAAACACGGGAGACCGTAACACGGGAGACTGAAACACGGGAGAACGAAACACGGGAGACCGAAACACGGGAGACCGTAACACAGGAGACCAAAACACGGGAGAATATAACACAGGAGACTGAAACACGGGAAACCGTAATACGGGAGAACGAAACACGGGAGAATATAATACAGGAAACCGAAACACGGGAGACCGTAACACGTGATATTTTAATACAACAACACCAACCCAATGATTGTTGTTCAATAAGTTAGCTACACTGTGGGACAGTAATTGAAATTTGATTGTATCGTTCCCTGAATATTTCTCATTTAGTGTAGATACAACAGAACGAATAGAACGAAATGATATGACATCATCTGAGAAAAAATACAATACAGACGCAGAGTCAATGTGAGGATATCTTAAAAAATACGACACAGACAAAACGCTCCATACATACCGAAAGAGGAGTTTTGAGAAAGCAAAGAAGAAAGATGTAGCCAAGACACTAGGGCTACCAAACTTTGATTATGATATATTCGCAGAGATAAGTGGTATAACAAAAAAAGACTTTGCCAATAAGTTATGAAAAGATTAACAGTCTGGCAGGGTAACACCTGCCTTTATATAAGGATGGTAGGTATCATAGCAATGATGTAATTGCTGAAACGGTCAAACGGATTTCTACTGTAGCTGTATAAACCTTTACTATTAAATTTAGATTATGGAAGCAAGATTACCTATGAAAACTATACAGGATGTAGTAGATAAAGTTCCGTTAGAAAGTGTTGATTTATTTTTGGTGGACTTCTGAAATTGGTTGAAGATACACAAAGAGATAAAAAAACTCACTAAAGATGTAGAAATGAATGACGAAGTTTTTATGTGGATAGACGATTGAAAGAACGATTTAAATTTGACTATACAAATAACAAATGAGGAAAAGAAAGACGACCAGTAAACCTTTTACCCTTTGTAAAGTAAAGCAGTGTTTACCTATTTATATGATAGGTAAAGAAAAGTAGAGTAACCTTTATATTCTATATACTATTATGTATCTAATCAAAGATAAATTATATATCAACCGAGGAACGGTCGCTACAAATGAAAGATATAGTTGATGAGCAAAAACAATAGCAGATGACAATTGATTTAATTGAAAGGTATGAAAACTTATATGAAGATGTTATTGTCGTTTGATACCACAGATTAGAATATCATGTCGCAATAAAATATTTTCCTTTGAGTTTGGATGGCTTATTTGGAATTTAGATATATGTTATTATTTATAACCTTTATATTCTAATAGACGAGTGATGCCTACACCTAAGTATAGAATATGAGATGAAGTATATGTCATAAGAAATAATAGGATAGCAAAATGAACTATAGAGAAGATAGAACGAAGTATATGTGAATTGACAACAACAGGTTCATCACATACAAAATATACTAGAGATATAGAATAAACAATATCAAAACTCATAGAAGCAGTGAACCTTTTAATATCTAAATGATAGGATCATGAATACAACGAAAAGGAAATCTACACTAGCACAACGCTATATGTCAAAATTAGCAAAGCTAACCACTCCGTTTTTCGACATCGTGAATTTTGTGCCAATTAGACGAGCTACCCAGAAAAGTGTGGGATTTGTTGGTAAGGTAAAAAAATGGATAATGAAAAAGGAATTTGTTTGATGCGAAGATTATCCTGAAATATGAATATATAACGCAAGGATGTATAAAATGCCTGTTATTTGAACCGTGGTTGTTGTTGGTATCTGAATTTTGACTTTGTTAATTCTATGATATTCTCTTGTATCAATGTGAAAGTTAATCAAAATCTTGGTTTGAATGTAATGATTGTATAAACAAAGAAAAACTTAATTACATAAAACCTAAATGTAGTATTATCAATCATACCGTATCACATTCTAAAACATATAGCACCAAGAAATCAACTCATAGAACCTAACAACAAGTAAATCGTGCTATACTAGCACCACCACACCTTATTCTTTTGGCACAATATTTCAGTCTGTAAACAGACCTAGCCGTTGTGCAAGGTAGAGCATAGTTAAGATTTGTTTCAGTCTACCAAGATAACAAGACAAAAATAAATCACTTGTAATAGTAAAACATATAACTATACTAAATAAAACATTTATATTATATAAAAACTTATGACTGATACTCAAACAGAAGCAGAACAGATCAGATTGGCAAGATTTGCTGAATTGAAATCACTATCACAGTTTAAGATGATGGATAAGGTAGAAATCACAGGAGGGTTTTATGAATGACAGAAAGGTATTATATTCGCTGAAAGAGATTTTGTAAGAGATCCATCACAAGATGTAAACAGCACATACCAAGAATGAGTATGTATCAGCTATGAAGTAGTTATACAAGACAATGAAGAAAAAACTATAGACAGAAGAGAAGTAGAATCAAGGTATTTGAAAGATATATAGTTTTATTATAGTGATAGTATGGCAAATAAAAATAATACAAGAGTAGACGCAATTAAAAACAAAGCTAAGGTAATAGCTTCAGTTGTCAAAGATCCATTACAGTCTATAACACAAATATCAAAAGATACATGATTATCTATTGGGAATGTACATGATAAGTTGAAAGAAGTCGAAAGAACGGGGGTTAAGGACGATAGGATAATTAGTATTTGTGATACAGATCTTGTGAATGTAGTGTTATGACAGAATGAACTACAGAAGAGGTTACAAGAGCAAGCAAGTGATCTAAAGACAGAGGAGATAGTAAAGATCATAGCAGAGTGAACAAAAAGATACAGTCTATTCAAGTGAGAAGCTACTGATAAGGATTGATGACTAAAAGAGCCAATAAGTGTTAATATAATAGTATGATGAGTTGATAATATTGACAGTTAGTAAAAAAAGTTATCTGTTATAAACTAGGGAAGACAATAATATTGTGTATGTAACTATTAGTTTTACTTGGCAAACTATAATATATGTCAAGTCTTGATATTAGAGCTACGAATGTATTTGTTAAGAATTGGAAAACAGATAAGAAAATATCTGTTAATAGAGGTTGAACTAGGTCAAGTAAGACATTTTCTTTATTACAGATGTGTTTTGTTTGGTTGGTTACAGGCAAGATAGATAACGACAAATATTTTGATGATTGAATATTGTCTATAGTTCGTAAATACTCTGCTACATTAAATGCTACAGTTATTAGGGATTTTGAAGAGATAATATCGAGTAATTGATATGATTTTCTATTATCAGAAAAGCATAGAAGTAAATCAGAAAAGACATATAGATATGATGGCAGGATAGTAGAGTTCATGGGTGCTGATGATGAGCAGAAGATAAGATGACGCAAAAGGGATATATTATACTGTAATGAAGCAAATGAGCTAACATACGAAAAAGAGTTCTTCCAGTTGATGATTAGAACGAAGTATAAGATATTCATCGACTTCAATCCTGATGATGAGAACATATGGATCAATACAGAACTAGAACAGAAAAGAGCGATAGAAAAATGAGATGTAGGGATAATAGTGAGTACATACAAAGACAATCCATTTCTAGAGAAAAGCATAATAGAAGAAATTGAATATCTAGGTAAGACAAACGAAGCATACTGGAGGATATATTGATTATGAGAATATGGTACGGTTGATTGATTGATATTCCCAAAACGACAGGAATTGTTTGAGATGCCTGACAACTACAAGTTCTTGTGATATTGATTAGACTTCTGATTCAGTAATGATCCTAGTGCTATGATTGGATTGTATCAGATAGATGATGGGATAGTATTGGATGAGGTATTGTATGAGAGATGACTAACTAACCAAGATCTAGTACATAAGTTTGCTAACAATGGAGTTGATAAGACTGATGATATTATAGCTGATAGTGCTGAGCCAAAGAGTATAGAGGAGATATATAGATGATGATACAATATACATCCAGCACAGAAATGACCTGATAGCATAAAGTTTGGTATAGATATAATGTTACAACATAATATATATATAACCAGCAGGAGCGAGAATCTAAAGAAAGAGTTTAGGGCTTATAGTCGAAAGAAAGATAAGAATTGAAAGTATCTACAAGTGCCATCAGGATGATTGGATCATGGGATAGATAGTGCCAGATATGTGTGTACTGCTTTACTAAAGAAAACAGATATGTTTATAACAATCCATGACGATAGGGGTAGGTAGTAAACAACTTGCAATTGACCAATAAATATATATAAGGTATTTAGGTTGTAAAAGTTTAGCTATGCCACAACCAGCAAGCGATATAATAAAACATCTTCTATGCTAAACATATCGACACAGGATCAGAAGCTATTAGTGGAACAAAGTAATCTCAAGAAATTGGAGAACAATTTATATCTAAGAGATACTGAGAACGAGAACTACAAATACATAAAATGAAAGTTTTTCACATACGAATGAGAAGACAAAGCAAAGTTGATGAATATAGGTAGCTGATTGTTTAACACAATATCAGATATTTTTTCGTATTATGTTGGAAATCCTAGTTATGAGTTCGGTGTTATGTTTGATGACTTCACTAGAGATTTGGTTGCTCTATGATTTTGTACTATCGGGATTGAAAGAGAGGATGGGAAACTGAAGTTGGTATATCAACCAGCAAAAAACTATTGGAACGATAACTGAATAGATAAGATAAGCAGACTATATATAGACGATCAAGATAATGTATATGTATTGGTTCAATCATACTATATTGGGTATATTGAAAACAAATTATATTCTATGCCATGATATACATTACAACAATGAGTAGAAGTACCGTTGGATACGATCCCACAGACAGCAGACTTGTTGCCAACAATCCAAACAGGATTAGATACTACAGCATTATTGATAGTACAAGAATGAGATATATCTATATTCGAGAAGATTAAGCAGTTGGTGTATTCAGTAGATAGACAGATAGTTATGAACCATACCCAATACCTACAGAATGTAGAGAGTTTTGTTATATTCAAAGGCATCAAACGACCTCAGAAGTTGTTGGAGGATTACAATAAAGGAAAAAGAATAGACTTCTCACAGATCGGTAGAATAATCAATGGAGATGAGAACAGCACAGTAGAGTTCGTAAACAATATCAATAGTTTGATAGAAACAAGTTTGAAAGATATGGATAACAACATCAGAAGAATAGCATCAATGACATCAGTACCTATCGAGTTCTTATGATTAGATAGTAACGAATGAGCTGTTGGGTTGGGTAGCAGAACATTAAGACATTGAGTATTCATAAAGAAAGTACAATATATAAGAGATCTATTCGATGAAGCATTGAATGCTTTTGTTGAATTGACAGGAGAAGATATATCATACAATCGACCAGACATATTTGCTAAGAGCGATACTGAATTGGTTGAGGAGTTGAAGATAGCTAGAGAGATCAAAGTTATATCATTGATGAGTGCTATAAAGAAATATAATGGGTATACAGAAGAAGAAGCACAGATTGAGTATGATTTGATACAATGACAGGATTTACCACTAACAACTATAGATGGCTAAAGAGATGGATTTTTGAACGATACCAACTGGGAAAACTACTGCTAAATGATTAGTTAATAATATATTAAGGAGCGATAAGATTGGTTTGTTTATGGTAGTGAATATATTAGTATATTGAGTATGTGTATTGCTGGGAGTATTTCGTTTGTTTGGGCTCATCTAGTCCAGACAAAGCTAATACCTCTTGTAGCGAGGTGGTAGAATCGGTTCTTTATAGCCGTTATTTATATCGTAAATTATCACTAATGGAATTCACACAGGAAAACTTTGAGAAATTGTTGAAGGTTTGAGAAGAGAATGAAAATTACAAGAAATCATTGAAGGAAGAGAGAGAGAGAAGGAAGCAGGCACAAGAAGAAGTGCATAATGTGAAATGATCTCTTGAGGAACTACAATCTTTCAAAAAGGAGCTAGAGGAAAAGGAAGCGAAGAAGAAAGGCAAGTATGAAGAGTTGTTATCTGAGAAAGATAAACAGCTTGAGGAACTAACTGGTAAACTTACTTCTGTAGAAACCAAAGCCACCAAGTATGATGAGTTCTTGAACAAGAACCTAGAAGACAAGATGTCTAAGATCCCTGAAGAAAAAAAGGAGTTCATTACAAAAGTCTTATCAGGTAAAGATCATGAGGAGCAGTTGAGTTTGCTTGATGGGTTCATATTGGACTATTCAAAACCTACAGACTTCAAAGTGAAGCCAAAAGATGATGGTACAGAAGCAAAAGACACAAGCAAAGAAGAAGAAGCGAAATCTAAGTGAGACATTATTGGTATGATTAGTAACGCTCCAAAACTAAACACAGAAGACTAACTATTTAATTTGTAAATTTATTTATTATGGCAGGTAAACAATTATCCTATGATTATGTAAACGACATTAGAGATCTATCTAATGCTTTCGTACAAGTAATCGAACAAAGTCCAGTTCTTTCGACTCTTATTAGAGTAGAATGAGTGGCAACAAACACAAAACACGAACGATTACAGGATGTAGTATCTCCAATGCAATGGGCTATCAAAGCAGCAACACCTTATGTAGCAGCTTCTGGTACTATGGTACTTACTACAAATGTTTGAGTAAAGATAGGAGATATTTTGGAATTTGAATTGACTACTGGAGCTATGGGTACATTGAAAGCTAAAGTAACTGCAGTCAATGTGGATGGAGAAACTCTTTCTATTAGTGTTTATGGTGGTTCTGTTGATCAGAATATGGCAGCAGCTACTATCATCAACCTATTGTCTAGACCAAAAAACGAAGCTACTGAAGCATCGGCTGACAATGGTTACGAACCAACTACAGAATACAATGTTACACAAATCTTTGACAGAACTGCTAAAGTATCTTTGACTTCATTGGAAGTACCAAAATATGGTATCGGTGGAGCTTTGGATTACCAAGTTTCTAGACAACTATTGGATATAGCATACGAAATAAACAGAACTATGCTTAGATCTCCAAGAGTTACTAGAACATCATCAGAAGCTGGTACAATGGGAGGAATTATGTGGTTCTTGCAAGCTGCTACTGGAAATTCAGTAAATGCTGCATCAGCTGCTATCTCTATGTCATTGATTAACAACGCTGTTGAGATTGCTAAGGGTAACGGTGCGAACGGTCTTTCTATCATATTGGCACATCCAACACAAGCTAGAAAAATCTCAGCATTTAACCAATCAGGAAACAATCCAGTTATGCAAAGAGCTGATACTACTACTGGTTCATATGTAACTACATTTCTATCAGATCAAGGAGATATTATGACTATTGTAGCTGACAGAAACTTTGACAAAGACAAAGTAGCATTGCTAGATCCTAGTAAAGTTGCTCTTGTACCACTACAAAATAGACAATTCCAAGATAAGGATGCTACTCCAGCAGGAGCAGATTATGTTGCTAGAAGAATTATTGGAGAATACACTCTTCAAGTTAAGAACGCAGCAGAATCACATTCATATATCTTCGGACTAACTATTTAATTACTAATTAAAAATCATTATGGACATTATAGATCACAGTAAAAATTATGCTGGCGAACCACAAGCCATACAAGCAGAAGAGTTTATTGGAAATACTATTGGTACTCATTCTTGAGCTATAGTAGTACCAACAAATGTACCTGCATCAGCATGAGCTGCTGGAGTTACTTGAGAGGTAGTACGAGGCGATTGATTTGTCTATGTATGTGTCGCAACAGATACACGACAAAGAGTCGCTATAGCTACTTGGGCATAATTCTTCTAGGATAGGTAGGGCAACTTACCTATCCGATTAAGCACTTTGTGATTGTTTATCTATTAATTATGTATGATGTTGTTTACAAGTAAACCAAGATACGCAGTTCAAGTTGGTACTAAGTTAGTACAATTTAACTTAATATGAGAATATGAAACTGATGATGAAAGTCTTATTACTGGTCTTAGTAATGATGAATTTGTTAGTGTCTCAGGTAAAGTAAAAGAAAAAGTAGCCACTAATGTTGCTGAAGAAGATCAAGAAGAAGTGGTTGCTGAAGAACAAGGTATTGATAAACTAAGAGCTGAATACAAAGAGAAGTTTGGGAAGAAAGCATTTGCTTGATGGACTGCTGAACAACTAGAAGAAAAAATAGCAGCATAATGCTGTTACTTTCAACTCCATAGCTCGCTACAGTTATCGGATTGACCGTACTTTATATAGGAATGATGCTATTATGACAAACCTACTAGATGAATTGGTATATGTTAGTTTGGAAGACGCTAGAGATACATCAAGTGTATTGCCAGATAATCCAACATTAACAGACACTAATCTTACAAAGCTAATAACACAAGCACAATGGATCATAGACACCTATATCCAAAGTTTTTGAGAAAAGGTTGTTAGCACTCAATCGTTTATCTTTCCTACGATAGATGATGCTATACCACAAGACATACAGCTCGCTACTGTTTGGGTAACTGAACAGCTGTACCTTGAAGGAACAACATTATCAGTATTGAAAGGAGAGAAAATCACATCTGAGAGTAATATGTCTAGGAGTATTTGATACTCTGACAAAGGTAGTTATCAGGAATATATAGACACAATAGGAGTGCCAAAGAAAGTGATCAATATACTCAATAAATACAAGAGCAGCTTTATATGACAGGTAATCTAATGTTTTTTGACAAACTATGTACTATATCAGCAACAGCTTATTCGACAGTTGGTGGGTTCTCTAAAAGAACATACGCGACATTGTATAGTAATATAGAATGTAACTTCGAACAAAATAAGAAAAAGTTGGTTAGTTCTGAATATGCTGAAAACACTAATGTTCCTGATTATGTTGTTGTTCTACCAGTATCATATAACCAAGTACAGGAGAACCAAAAGATCATTTTGACAGATCCTGTATTATGAAATATGTGAGAGTATATCATATCTAGTGTCAATGCTGACAAGAGTGTATGATGAGGTATTGATTGTATTACTTTATATGTTCAGGCGATGAAATGACAACAATAGAGCTGGATGTATGAGCGATAACCAAAGAATTTGAGAAAAGGGTTATTGCTGGTATAAACAAAGCTCTACCAATATTGCTAGAAGAACTCAAAAGATTAACACCCGAGGACACGAGGAATATGCTAGATAGCTATGTAGTTCAATCAGCACAGGTCGAGGGATGAAAAATAGTTTGAGCGATAGGCAATACAGCAGAATATGCTATCAATGTTGAGTATGGAGTATGATGATTGAAGTATAACTATCATAAACCAAAGGGAAGTGTCTTTTACCAATGAATAGGTAATAGAACATTTGCGAGAGCAGTAGATAATATTAGGAGTAAGGTTGAGAATATTATTTATCAAGAATTAAACAGATAATGATCAAGACTATCAGATGAGAGAATATATACAACACAGTGAATGCTATAACAGCTATTACTTCGTTGGCTAGAGTTTTCTCAATGAAACCTGACGAAAACTCTACTCCTATTGGAACATATGTATATATGACGATCACTTCAAACAATACAACAACAAAAACACAGATAGGATATATAATGAAAACTGCGAGGGTATCGTTTCATATAGTCTGTAAGAAAGTCTTATTGACAGCTGATACTCCAGAGAGAGTATTGGGAACTGTGATAGACACAATAACAAACAACATTGTTTATCAATGATGTGGAAACAAAATAGATATAGTGGATGGGTTCTATGTTCAGAGTATATTAGAAGATACGGTTTCTCCTATATTCTTTGCTGACAATAGACACTATATCGTAAAAGACTATCTATTTAACTATATAAGTGTTGAATAATGGGAAAAGTAAAAAAAGAGATCGTTCAGAAAGCAACAGCACCAGTAAGTAAATGCTACAAGTTTAATGGCACTTGGTCTATCGGTTGAGTTGTTTATGTGAAAGACAGTTGTATTCATCTAACAGAGGAACAATATGTAGACTTCGCTCAATATGTTTACGAATGTACTGGGGATAAGTCTGCTAGTGGGAAATGTAAAAGATGCTAAATTTATTTTGTAAAACTATTTAATTATGAGTACTATATTAGCAAATGCAGGCGACAAATTACTTACTATGTGAGATTTGTATTACTGTACTGATGTTGTAGATTATGCTGCTATTACTAAATTGACAGCTACTAATCAATCAACATTGAAAACAGAATTAGATCTATTCAACTATTCTACTGTTGGACATATCAATGACTTCTCTATCGCTCACTCACTTCAAAACGAAGAGATTATAAGAGCAGGTAACTGTGGAGTAGGAGAATTGGCAAGATTGGTAGAATTGACACCAACTATATCATTTACTTGGCTTGATGTAAACAACAGACCAGTATTCGATAAAATGCTTGGATTGGATATTCTCAATGTAGCAGGAACACCAGTAACTTGAGTATCACAAGTAATAGCTAATCCATTTGTTGCTAACTTGTTCTATGCTATCGGAAACCAAAATGGAGATGGAACAGCACCAACAATCAACTCTGTAACAGGAGGAACTGATGGAGCATTGACAGCACAAGATGACTATTCTTTGGTATCTCAAAACGGGGTTCGAGGTATTGTTATGAATACTGTCGCAGGTGGTTCTACACTTACTACTCTTGCACAAACAATCACAGTAGACTACGATTACACACCAAATGCTTCAACTCTTGATGGATATAACATCGAGAAATCATCAGTACCATATGGATTGTTTAAGTTTGTATCATGTCCTAATGCTATCAATAGTACACAAGGAGTACAAGATACAATCTACTTCCGAAAATATGTATTGAGTGGAGATATGGTAGAAAATTATATACTTCTTTCAGAAGACACATCATTTGAATGATCAGAAGCATCATTCGTTGGAGTATCAGGTGGAGGATATTTGAAGAATAAAGCAACAGTTACTTTATAGTAACAATCAGGGGGGAAATCCTCTGTTTTAGTTCTAATGGTATAATATATGTATAAATACCCACTAAAAAAAACATACAGATATACTATTCCTACTAAAAGATGAGATTTCGTACTTACTTTTAACCAATCAACAGCAAAACAAACATCAGAATATCTTGAGATACTAGAATTGTTGTTATCAAACGATACATCCAAACAAATAGAGTGAATACTGCTACAAAGAGATTATATAGATAAATTCTTTGTAGATAATTATCAATATAAACGGTATAATATAAAGAAAAGACAGGTCTTATTGTTAGTAAAAAACGAAATAGAAGCATACATAACCGATATAGTATGAATGCTCCACCCATTGCGAAAAAGTATCTATTCTGACACGAAAAGCCCTAGTATTTGATGAAAGAAACCAAAACCATATCCATTTGATAACCATTTGGAGGTTCTTGTAAAAAAGACAGGGATTAGTATAGATGAATTGTATGATAGATTGACAATGGAACAGATCGGGCGATACATGGATAAGGTTGTATATGATAATTACGAAACATTTAAGGAAGGAAAAGCTATCAATACAAAGATAATGTCGAAATGATGATTGAGTGAAGAACAGAACAAAGACTTGGATATTATCAAAAAGTATTTTACCAATAATAAGTAAAGATGGTATTGGAAACAAAGATACAGGCAACAATAGTAGCTGGGGTAGATCAAAATAGTTTTCGTAAAGGTATTGATGTTGCTAGAGATACTGGTAAAAAGCTAGATGAGGAGTTGAGAGTAAAACTAGAGCTAGATGTTGCTAATTTCCAAATACAATTGGGTAACGCAAGAAAGGCATTAAGGGATGCTAAAAAATCTTGAGATGAGGATGCTACAATAAATGCACAATTAAAAACAAACGAACTCCAAAGAGGGCTAACAGAAGCCAAAAGACAGCTAAATAACTATGTAAATACAGGGGATAAAGATTTAAGCAGATTGCAATCGAAATTCAATAATGTATGAAGTACGATAGGAAATCAATTCAAGATGATAGGCACCCAGATGAAAGCAGCACTTACATCTTTCTTTGGTATATGATTAATATTATGAGCATTAAGTAGTATAAAGAATTTTCTATCTAGTTCTACTGAAGATGCTATTGCATTCGAGTCTGCATTTGCTTGAGTAAAGAAAACATTAAATGCTTCTGAAGCTGAATTCTCCGCTTTAAGAAAAGAATTGGAATGATTAAGTGAAGAAATACCAATAGCGTTCGAAGAGTTATCAAGAATAGCTGAACTTTGATGACAGCTTTGAGTAGGTATTTGAGATATTACAAAGTTTACAGATACAATAGCAAAGATTGCTGTTACTACCAATCTTACAGCAGAAGAGGCAGCTACATCTTTCGCAAGAATAGCTAATGTAACATGACTTCCTTTGAGTGAAATAGACAGATTAGGCTCAGTAGTTGTAGAACTTGGTAATAACTTTGCTACTACTGAAAAAGACATAGTAGAGTTCACTCAAAGAATAGCTGCGGCAGGTACCATCGCTTGATTGACTCCTCCACAAATAGCTGCTATTGGTACTTCATTATCTGCAGTAGGTATAAATGCAGAAGCTTGATGAACAGCTGTTAGTAAAGCATTGATAGATATAAATACAGCGGTTGCTCAATCGAATAGTAAATTAGCATGATTTGCTAAAACATCTTGACTTACAGCTACAGAATTTAGTAAACTATGGGAAACAGATGCAGCTTGAGCATTTGAAAAGTTTGTAGAATGATTATGAAAAGAATGAGACTCAGCAGTAAATACTATAGATGAATTACTATGAGCTAATACAAGAACAAGAGCTGCATTTCTTTCACTAGCATTAGACTCAACAACATTAAGCGAAGCATTAAGCTCTGCCAACTGAGAGTTTGAGATAAATACAGCATTACAAATTGAAGCAGCTAAAAGATTTGCTACAACAGCATCTCAAATAGATCTATTGACAAACAGATTAAGAGTCCAAAGGGCAGAAGTTTGAGAATCAACTAAATGATTTAAAATATTTTGGTTGACTACTCAGCTATATATAACAACAGCTATCAATGCAATATCCAATGCATTTACTACAATGGAAGCATTTGTCAAAAGAACTCTTGCTAGAGTGACAGTTGTAGCTGTAGAACAAATACAATTTATGGCAGATTTAATGGCAAAAGTATGATTATTGTCAGATAATTTTGCTAGTAATATAGATTCTAAATTGAATAGAATAAAAGATAATGCAAATAGAGCTATTAAAGAAAACTCAAAAGAAGCAGTTTCTGCTCTAATATCTCAAAAGGCTTCTACTGCAGCATTGGAAGTTGCACAAGAAGATTACAATACTACATTAGACAATACAACAAAATCATATTGAAAAGTAAAAGATGCAGAAGATGCTGTAGCAGAAGCAGCAAAACTTGTTCAAAAAGAGCAAGAATGAATAGAAAAACATATGGCAAAAGTAGCTGAAGAAACAAAGAAAAACCTACAAGAGAAGTGAGTAGCATATATCAAAGCATTCGATGATGCTATAAAAGACAGCACAGACAATATCAAAAAGCTACAAGATGAGTTATGAAAAGTATGAGAGGAATTATGATGAGTAGAACAAGATATAGGAAAGAGAGCGATAAGCATAGAAAAAGAATTGGCTGGGATCAATGTCGATATAGCGAGTGGCGATGCTTCACAAGAGGATCTAGACAAGAAAGTGGCTTTAGAAAGAGAACTAGCATTAGCTAGAGCGAATATCAATCAAGAACTACTGGATGAATTGAAAAGACAGGATCAATTGAGTGAAACAGAAAAACTACTAGAAAGACAAACAGCGTTGCTTGCTAGACAGACAGAGTTAATATCAGAGTTAGCTTTTGAGGAAGAACAGAACAGATTATTGAAAGAGAAAAAAGAGTTATTCTCACAAGAGATAACAAAGACATATAAAATAGAACTACAAAAACAAACAGCAGCATTAGCAGAAGAAGCAGCAAAACAGATAGCTTTGTATAATGCTATCGCAGCAGCAGCTAGAGCAGCAGCATCAGCTGGAGGAATATCAGGTGGGGGTTGAACTATACCTTGAAGAGCTATAGGATGACCAGTATCATGAGGTAGTCCATATATCGTATGAGAAAGATGACCAGAGTTATTTGTGCCATGATCTAGTGGGAACATAGTGCCAAACAACACATTGAATAACAATATCAATATAAATGCTAATGTATCGAATGACATAGATCTTGATTTATTAGGTAACGAGTTAGCAAGAAAGATAGCATTATCAAGGAAAGGAATATTTTAGTTATTATATGAGCATATGCTTTGATATACAACAGGTTGATACCCAATAGCATTCACACAACAATCATCGGTAGATTTGAGTGGTAGTTTCTTATTCAATGGGTTCGATATATCGGATTGTTGAGAACTATCTATAGATACAGCAAACTATGATGATATGAATAGAATATCACTAGATACATACGAAGCACCAAGAATAGATTGAGGTTGAGTGTTATGATACTTTGTGAATGGAAAGATATTGAATATAAAATTGATAGTCCAACAAGATACAGAAGAAGATCTCAATAATATGATAGATACATTGAAATTGAAACTATTTAAGAAAGAATGAGATTTGAAAATATTGGTAAATGGTAAATACAGAACAATCAAGGCAAGTCTTACATCATTAAACTTCAATAGAGATTTCGAGAAAAAGACTATATTGACTAATGTAGTGATGAGTTTCACAGCAGTAAACAATTTCCAAGATGAGAATGCTACATACAACACAGAGGTTGCTGTAACTTCTCCTACACTATCATTAGATATAGATAATGGTTGAGCGAGAACAGACTATCAATTGTATTTGATATTTGGTGCTGGGATCAGTTGAACAGATACTATTAGTTTGGTACAAAATTGATATACATTGACTATAAACGAAACAATAGCTGATGGAGATATATTGATATTGGATTGAATAGAAAAACAGGTTGTATTGAATGGAGTAGCGATTGATTATGATTGACCGTTTGTCCAGATCGACAATGGAAGTAATCCGATAGAATTGAATATCAATGGAACATACATAGCTGATATTACACGACTTTACTATGTAAACTATCTGTAATGATAACAGTAAAGGTATACGACAGAACGAATACAACACTAAAAGAAACAATCAAGGGCGACTTATTGCTTTGAGATATTACATTCACTTCAAATGTAAATTGATGACAATGAAACCTGACATTACAGCTGAATAAGAGTATCACAACAACAGACTATACACTATGAGATATAATAAAAATCAAAAGATATGATGATGAGTTGAAAACTGGTTGGGATCTATATATGTGATATGTTACGAAGATAGGAAGAAAACAAACAACAAGCAGACAATATATAGAACTATCTTGTTTGTGAATAGCTTCTTTATTGACAGAGCATAGTGCTTGATTTAATTATGATAGCAAACCAGTAGGACAGTTAGCAAGAGAATTGATAGATAGTATCAATGCTTCATATGGTGGTAATATCATCAACTATACTACATCAACTATACCTGATTGAGCAAGTCTATGAACAGGAACGATTAGCACGACAAATGCTGCTGAAGCGATGAATGTATTAAGTAATGCTTCATGAAGGAAACGGTATATAGATTGAAACGGTACTTGCTATATGTTTACAAAACCAGTAACACCAACACACTTCTTATCAAACCAAAAAGATGTTGAGAGCATAGATATACAAGAGGAGATCCAAGAGATGGTAAACAAAGTATTCTTTTGGAGTAAATATACACTATCACAAAACACATCATATAGTGATGCTCCGAGTATAGCTTTATATGGTAGCAAGTTCTTACAACAAGAGATCGATATATACTGACAGACAGCATTAGATAACTATGCTATCCAGTATGTGAATGATAGGAAAGATCCAAAAAGACAGACAACATTGGTAGTGAATAGAGAATATCCGATAGAGTTATTACAACCATGAGATACAGTAAAGGTAAGAAACTTTGAGTATGCTTTCGATAATATACAGATAGAGAAAGTCCAGTATACTCAAGACAAAGTGATTGTTTATCTAGAACAGTATATCAGTTTTGGACAACAAATTAAAGCACTTGCAATTTGATAATAGATAAATACAAGTGTAAGAGAGATTGGGTTGTAAAGAGTTTTAATTCCATAACAACCAGTGGAAGACATTAGATAACGACTATGCCTTTTCAAAACTACAAATGAGCGAATTTAGCAAAATGAAGATTATTAGCTGGAATTTCTGCGAGTGCTACTAGTATCATATTACAAACAGGAGAAGGTAACTTATTCCCTGCTGTTTTTCCTTATCTATTAAAGATAGAGAAATATGATGCTACGAGTGGATTAGAAAACAAACCAGTAACTAAAAGAGAGATTGTAAAAGTAATGAACAAAGCAGGCGATACATTCACGATAGTAAGAGGTGCTTGAGATTGTCCTGTAAGCGATACAGCTACAACACAAACAAATACAGCATTAGCTTTCGATAGTGGAGATTTTGCTTATTTGGTATTTGCGAACGAACAGATCGAAGATATACAAGATGAAGTGGAAAGACTAGAAACAGACAAAGCAAATGATAGTGTAGTAGTAAAACTAACAGGTAACCAAACAATCGCTGGAACAAAGACATTTTCAAGTAATCCACAAGTACCGACAGGAACGACTGGATTAGATGCTGTAAATAAAGCACAATTGGATGCTGATATATTAGCTGCTTGAGCTGTAGAAAGTTTAAACGATAGAGATACATATCTACTATGAGAAGATGTAGTAGCAAGTAATAGTTTGTTTGTAGAAGATTGACCGACTTTCGCAGAGAGTACAGTAGTCCAGAATGTAGGAGATGTAGCAGCAAACACAAGAATTGCTATACCTATTTTTTGAAGTTGAGTAGCTGGGAGTGAATTCAATCTAGCATTAAGGAAATTTGTATCTCCTTGAGTAGACTATAGATTTAGAATAGAAACAGATAGTGCTGTTAGTCCTAGTGGAACATTGATAGATGCGAATGCTGAAGCTACAGTAACAGAAGCTAGTTTGACTACATCATTGGTAGATACAACAGTTACATTAGCAGGAAGTATAACAATCCCACTATGACAAAGAGCTTGGATAGTATGATTTGCTGGTACATACGGAAGCGAAACAGTGAATGGTACTAACTATTATGGTATTGGGTATGTATGAAGAAGTACTACAACTAGAAATTCAAAAAAACGAGATGGAACAAATCGAACACCATTCAGCACTATTCCAGTAACTGACACAGACAATATTACTTTTAATTCTACTACAAGTACAACTAGTGCCTGATATAGAATGCAAGCTATAAACGCATTGTCTTTGACTACAATAACAAAGTCAGCTTCTTGTAACGCTACAAAAGTATCAGTAAAGGATGATGGTTGAGGAACACTACAAACACTTACATTTGTTTGAAATGTAGCAACGCTCGCAATTCCACAGGTATTTCAAACAGGAGAGTTCTTTAGACTAGAATGTAATAGCTCTCCAGGCTTATTTACATCCCACAGACTATTATTAGCTACATTTCCACAAACTAGAACAAATGTAGCGTACATATCAGGAAGTCAAGGAGGAAGCTCTGCTTGAGCTGATGGAACGACAGCTTTCAATATAGATAGTGTAGGTACTGAACTATTGATTAACAACTTCATTTACACATCATCTACACTATTCACACCAAAACTACTATCAAAAACAAACGCTACATATAGCTATAAACTACCAAACGATTTACCAAGAATAGCAACAGAAGCTAAGAGTGCTTGAGAGAATGTGATAGCTACTACCCTTTG